AACCACGCTGAAGAGGCATAATGCTGTTATTACCATTTTACTTTATCCGCCCAATACGCTGCTGACATACGTCCTTTGGCTATGTTCTTTGCGTGTCTAGCCTTGAAGGATTTACGCCTAGCCTTTGCTGCTTCGGTCTTAGGATTCTTGCCCGCACCTGATACACCCTGTTGACCAAAGCGTATGACCTTTACTTTGTTGCCCACTTTTGCTACTACAATATGAGACTTAGTAGGATGATTCGGAGTCCGTTTAGGCTTGTTATAGCCACTTACTCCGTACCTTGTAAGTTTTGGGTCTTTTTTGCTACTCATGGTGTCAAAAATATACGTATATTCCATAAAGATTCAATACTAAACTTAGTAGCTATGAAGTACAAAGAAATAACCATGGACAATACGTACAAGTTAAAGATTATTGACTTTGCGGAAAAGTGTTACCGAACTAATAAGGCGGAATACAAGAAGCGTGGTCAAGATAACCCTAGTAAAATTAAACAGGACATCTATTATGGTAAGTTAGCTGAATATGCCGTGTGGCTTACGTACATGGAAATGGATCAAGAATGCACTCAGCCTGACGTAGCTGTATACAAGAACAAAAACAAATCTTACGCTGCGGATATGATCGTAAATAACGCTCATAATCTTCACGTTAAAAGTCAATTAGTTAAACAGGCTGAACAATTTGGTCTGTCCTGGATGTTTCAGAAGAATGATCCACTAGTCAAAAATCCATTATCATCCGACTACGTCGTATTATGTTTAACAGTAAATACTAACAAAGTTAGGGTGTTCGAGCCTATAAAGGCAAAAGATTTAGTTAGTAAGTATAAAAAACCTAAGAAAAAACAGTTGCAATCTACTAAGTTAGCGTTGTACGGTAAAGACATTGGTATTGAACTTGGCGCAAATTCCGCCATAAGTTTGACGTAATTACTAATAATACTGACGAATAGTTATAACTATTGGTCATTATACTATTCAAATGGCAAACGAACCAGCAAAACCAGCCCTATACAGCCGAGTAAAAGCTGAGGCTAAACGTAAGTTCAAGATATTTCCTAGTGCGTATGCTTCTGCGTGGATAGTAAAGGAATACAAGAAAAGGGGTGGAACCTATAAAGGAGCTAAGTCAGGCACAACGGGGGTAGCCCGATGGATGAAGGAGAAATGGAAGACCCAAGACGGTCAGGCTTGTGGCTCTGCTAAGTTCAAGGGCGTAAAGAAGTGCCGACCCACCGTTAAGGTTAGCTCTAAGACTCCAGTAACGTGGCAAGAACTGCGTAAACGTGGCGAGGGCAAGAAGGCAGTACGTGAAAAGAGACGTGTCGGAATGGGTAATCGAGCTAAAACTATAAAAAGAAGTTAGCGGAGCACATACATAGGGGAGGCGGAGCCTCTCTCATTACGCCAAATAGCATAATCTGTCGCATCCGACATGTGTCCACGATCCCCATTGTCGATTTTTAGCCCTTTATCGTTCACTATGGAGTACATGTAGTCCTTTATGACGTGCTCGCAACGAGTATTGACTAACAAACGCCTTTCTCCATTCGTTCCAGCATAAATTACGTTGTTTACTTTATCTACACGCACCTTTCGTTTAGGATTTTGGATGTCTAGCTCGTTTTTATACGAAATGTCGTGTTCATCAAGCACTTCTCGCACGTAGTCCCAATCATTTTTGCCTACACGACCATAATTACCACTTTTTTGGTTAGACGTGTTGTCTCCAGCCAATAAAACCTTAGAAATACCCCATTTATTAAGTAATTCTACTGCTTTTAGGGCTTGTTCGGTGGTTAGAGCTTCTTTCGAGAAGATTTCATCGAAAATAACATACTGCTTAAGTCCATTACGAGCTCTTTTAACTTGGAGAAGAGCCCAACAATGAGGAGACCTGTTGAAATCAGCACAAAGCCAGACAGGATGCCCATTATCGTAATCAAGAGCCGTAAGATTCCCATCAGGGTAGTGATTGTATCCATCAAAGTGTTTGTAAGCCTTTCTCGTGGGATCATCTGTTTCCTCGCTCATTTCGTACCCAAGTTTATACGACAGAAAATCCATCGCTTCTTCTTGGAGCAACCGTTGTTTACTGTGATTGGTTTCCCATAAAGGAATGTCCCATACCTTATCGGGTTCTCTCATATTCTACTAAATAATGTTTGCATGACAGCTCCACCTTCAATGAAATAGACGGGCACACCGAAATCGTCACCCTCCGCTATTAAGGACATCGCACCTGAATGGTGCTGGTGTAGTGTTTTAAGGTCGTATGTCAGGATAGCCCATCCATTCTTTCCGCATTGCTTTATAATTTCGTGTATCGCCTTAGAACTTTGGTTTTTGGATAGTATTTCCCATTTTTGACCAACAAGCTCAGCCTCTATCATCTCCAAGAACTTATCCATTTTATTCTTAATCGTATCTATCTCGTCCTGTTCTACGTTCACCCCAAACTGAGCGTACATAACTACTTTAGATTGTTCCATTCTTCCACCTTATATCCTGATTTATCTTCTTTTACCGAAATTTGAAGCACATTAAATATTCCCGACTTCATAAGACGGCTGTTAGCGTCATTAGGATGGTAGGGTGTACACACGCTTAAAACAATACCTTTGTCGTGTACACGCTTAATCCATGTGTTCGATACTTTATTCCAAACCGTTTCTCTGCGAGCGGTAGATATTCTGTCTTCGTCGTTACACACATCATCAAGGATCAGGACACCAGCACGCTGTCCTGTGGTTTGCGTGAGTACCGCATACGCCTCATAGGTAGGGTTACCAGTACGGTTACGACTCGTAACAATGATGCGTTGCGTTGATCCGGTGTCCGTTCTATCAAACTCAACAGGATTGAAGTTGTGTTCTTTGCACCAGTAGCGGTACATATCACTCTGAAAAAGAGCACGTAGAGACAGTATCCTCTTGGTTGAGATACCACCATCCGCAGATACTATCAGGGTCTCTAGCTCGTGCTTTCGGGTGGTCATATACGCTGATAGACCAATGGGAACTTGCTGCGACTTACCGGTGTTATAGGGCGCTCTAATCAACCCATTGAGACGAGCGTTCTTAGATAGAGCTTGTTGCTGCCAGTCATAAATACCCTGCTGCATCGTATGATGAATCTCAGCTTGAGTTACTTTATCGCCGTCTTGGTCAGCTAAACAATTTTCAATAAAAGAATTACGTAGATGTAACGAGTCAGGGGGTGGCTCGTGCCCTACGACATTGACTAATAAATCAGACCAATTATTCTTTTTCGGTTTTTGGCTCATACGCTCGCTTGCACAGTGTGCACTGCACTTTACAACGCTTACCAGTGGCTACGTAACCAACGCACTTAAAGTTATTTGAGTTTGAGTCTTTCATTCTCCTTCTCCAAAAATTCAACTTTAATCCTTAACGCAGATACTTCCTCTGTCAGCTTTAATATTTGATTTCGCAACTCATCCTTTTCATCGGATGACTCTTCCAATAAGTTCTCAAGGTTACGAACCCTATTCTTCAGGTCGTCCCTGTACTGAATAGTGTCGCTATTATTGGCTTCGTTCTGTTTCTGCTCGGCTCTAATTTTAAGCCTAGCTTCAAAGAACTTCCAGACCCCAGCGGAGCCCAGTACGGTTGCGAGCGTAATAACAATTTGCGTGATGTTATCCATTACTGTTTTTATATATTTTTTCTCTCGATAATCTGGACATGCTACCGAAAGCTGCTATTATAAATAAAAGCCACCCGTAGTGTGTTGGACTAGGGAAGCCTATGGTGATTAGATACATAACCGCTGACGCTAGGTATACACCCAGACAAATCATAGAGGCTCGCACTCTACAATTTATCTCGTCAGAAGCCACGCAAATTATTTGATGGATACCCGACACAGCAGGTATCAAAGAAAGAAACAATCCCGTTCCCACCTCCATACTCAACGCAAAAGGAACCAGAAAGATGTTAGCCAGCGCAAGAATAATCTCTGTTGGTTGATTGTCAGAGTACATCCATACCTGACGTAAACGTAATAACTTCATCTTCATCAGGAACAGATTGAGTTGTAGATTGTCGATGGGTCTGTCGTTAAGGAGTTACAGGATGCGTATAAGATAAAACACCCTATAAACTCGGTCAATACCACAATGCACATCGGTACCAACTTTTTCATAAAACCTCGTAGTCTGCCTCGATTGACTCCATACGCTGCGCAAACTCTCTGAGTTGATCTACATCCAAAAAGTCCTGAAGCACCTGAAGCGTTTGTTCCCGAACCTTATTCTTATACTCAATAATAATGGCTGGTTCGTTGCTAAGCTCTTTGCGCACGTCATGCAGATCCTTCATGATCTTACTCAAATCCTTTGGATGGATCTTATCGAGGTCTTCATGGTTCTCTAAAAGCGTCGTAATCTTAATGAGCATGAACTCTACTTTTGCAGATAGCTTCTCTTTTCGCTCCTCTAGCGTTCCAATGAGTTGAAGGGTACTTCTGTATTGGTTTAAGTCTTTTAGGACGTTAGGATCGAAATTTGACTCGCTTCTTACTTGCTGGACTTGTTGCTCTATAATAATCTGCTTATCCAGCTCTTCACGCTCCGACCTCCAATTGTAAATGCTTTGTCTAGAAACGCCCCACCTTTCAGCTACTTTAGACACATTGCCTAATACGTCTATATCGTTTAGTATCTGGATCTTTTCTTTGGTCGTAAAATCACTCATCGCTCCATCCGTGTTTTTTAACGTATTCCTTGATTGATTCTATTCTATTAAAGATATAGTTCGGAAGTTTATCCGACATAGAAGGGATCGCATGAAGGCATTCTATCACCACTTTGACCTCCTCTATCAGCTCTTCTCTACTATGTATTTCTCGCTTTTTGTGCCAGGGCATAACAGTAAAAATTTAAATTGACAAACTATAGGTAGAAATTTGTTGAAATGCAAGTCATTACGGTAGAAATCTTTATAGTTGACGGGTATTGGTGAAAATTTAGTTTTTGCGGGAGAGTTGGTAGTATAGCGCCGTTCCGCCGCCGTTTAATATGGTACCCCTGTTGCCTTGGCTCCTGATGGCGTGGTTTGGGTAGGTGGTAAAAAATCCTTTTTCGGTTCGGGTGGTAAAAAATCCCTAGTACAAAAAAACCCGGTGTTTTATGCCGGGTTCCTGGTGTCTATTGTTTACGGTTTTTGGGGTTGGTTGGGTCGGGTTGGCTTGGGGTTAGTCTACCCTCTTACCCTCCTACCCTCGCAAGGTTACCACCTGTCCGGGTCTCTGTATTCCGGGTCGTTTTGGTTGTCTATACTATTCCAGTACAATTCAACCCGGTGCGCTCGGTCTAGTATTTGAAGGGCTTCGTTTATTTGGTTTAGCTCTTGGTATGTTATTTTATTCGGTAGTATTTCGTTCGGGTACAAACATAAACGGTTTATGCGGTTATGATTTATCCCGGAAGCTCTCGAGAGTTCCCGCTGTGTTGTTCGGCTTTGTTTTAAAGTGTCGTTCAATCTATTCATTTTATACGGTTGTTTTTTGTGTTGTGTGTTGTGGCGCTTGCTTCTTCCGTACCTGCTCCCAGATTACCGCCTGGAATTCGTACGGCTTTAATCCTACGGAAGCGGCTGCGGTCTTGGTTGCTTCTGTTATGTCTGCATACCTGGCGGCGGTTAAACTTTTAATGCGCTTCGGATCTTTGAAAAATGCGCTTAAATGGTGGCGGTCGATCGTTACATAATTCGCTGCGGTTTCCCCTTGGTTTATATTCTGAAAAAATGCGTACGTTTTTAGGGCGGTTTCTCTATTGATCCCGGGGCGGGCGGTTCGTGGTTTCCCGGTGTTGCCGGTATACTCTCCGTTATTTATTTCTCGGGGTTTGTATTGGATCGGCTTATTTTTTAGGGTTGCAATCGCTTTGTACTTGTTCCCGTCGTATGTTGAAACGATTACTTTTTCCGGGTCGCTTCCGGTGTTGTGCGCTGCAATTATGGCGGCGGCTTGCTGCTTGTTTAGTTCCCATTCGACCGACGGCGATAAAATACTAATTATTTTTGCGGCGGTTTCCGTGGTGGTGTTGTGCTCTATTGCAAGCGCTGCGGCGTATTTGTGCGCTTGTTTATACCAATTAATACCGGCGGTTTTTTCTTCCGGTGTTGCCTGGTTGAATAGTTTTATCATTCTATTAATGCCGGTACGAATATAGTACGGGTTTAATGATCGGTATTTTTTAGCTGTTTTCATTTGTTTGGCTCCTGGTTTGTGTTGTATTGTTTTATTTGTTCGGGTGTTGCTTCTGTGTTGTCTTCTGCGTTTTGATAGCATTCCGGGCAATATGGAATGTCTTCCGGGGGTTGGTGCCAGGTTCCCGGGATCGTGTGCCTTCCTTCCTCTTGTTCTGTATATACTGTGTTGCAATGTCTGCAGCTGATTAGGTACATTTGATTGGGTTTAGTGGTTAAAAATATGGTTTAGTATGTGAGCGCTTAAATAAAGAGCTCCAAAGATCAAAACAGCTTTTTCAGTGGTAAAATATATTTTTTTAAGTGTGTTCATTTGTCCGGGTTTTAAAGTTTGGGAACCCGATCCCGGGCTCCCGTGGTTTGGTTTAGTTGTTTATTGTTTCTTTTAATCGGATCCGGGCTGCAGCTTCTAAAT